GCAACATACATTTATGATGAAGCCTTATTGAAAAAATTAAAATACTGGACTCAATCAACGAATATACATGTATATAGTGTTGAGGAAACCAGAAATTTAATTGAAGTAATGGCTGATGAATCTAATGATTCACCAATTGAATTACCTATCATATCTTTACGAAGAAGTAGAGGTTATAATATTATTGATGGGGGTACCACAAAGCGTCCTCTTTCTTATGATGGTTTTTCAATCAGTGATACAGAATTTGATTCTTATGAAGAAGCATTGACCTTTTGTTGGGAAAATGAATTAGATGAACAAGTAATATGTCCACAAAGTTTCTGGTTAAATAACATGAAATTTAGGACATATAAAGAAGCAAGTGATTATTGTGCTGAACATGGTTTAGATACAAATAAAATTCACACAGCTACATGGGAAAAATATTACATTAAGTCTAATGATATTCACCCAAAATATACTGAGTCAATAAGAGCAATTCCTATTTCAATTTCTTATCAACTAGATGTATATACAAGATATGCAAAAGAAGCAGATCTTATTATGCGTAATCTGGTTTTTAACATAATTAATTACCCAGGGTTTACAATATCAATACCTAAAGCAAATTTTGTACATACTGCAAGGTTGGTATTAGGGGATAATATTGAAGATAATTCGGGTGTTCCTGAAAGATTTATTGAAGGTAACATGACAAGATTAACTGCAAATATAACTGTTGATAATGCAAGACTTTGGGACACAAGAAAACTCCGCAATGCGGAAATTGATATTATTATAGATGATACTTATGAAGAAGAGTATTCTGTTTATTTTCCTAATGTTACAGGTGATGTAGATTAGGAATTACAAAATAATGGAGACTAAACATATATGGATAGAATTATTATAAGAGAAGTAGATAATACATCTAATGTAGAAAGTCTGTCTTCGTATGATGTAGCTTACGTGCCTGGATTTGCAGGACCTGTAGGTGAAGGTGGTATTGATACTACTAAATATCGTGTACCTACTTTGGTAACTGATAAATATGATTTTGTTAAAAAGTTTGGTTCAGATGCACCTAGATTTAGTTCTGCACAAGCTTATCCAACAGAATTCCCTATCGAAGCTATTAAGTGGGGGGATAATGTAGGTGCTTATACAGAAATACAGACAAATGACTTTACTAGTATTCAAGAAATTGTAGAATCTACTTATTACACAGCAGTAGAAAATCAGATTGATTCTATTGGTGAAAATACTACATATTATCAATGCACACATGAAGCTGCTACTGAGACAGAACCTGCACATTATCATCTTGAAAGAATTGAAGGTGATACTGCTGATGTTATTAAAAACACAGTAAATCAATTTATTGGTGGTTTTATTGCTAACACTGATGAAACACCAAAAGCTGGTACTACATATTATATTCAAGATTCTCAGACAGGTGTATACTCAATTTGGAACCCTGAATGGGCTACAGTAGCTGCAGGTGTTAATTATTATAATTACGATAGTGGTGCTAAAACTTATACACAAATAGACAGAACAACACAAATTACACCTGAAATTAAAACTTATCAACAGGGTAAATTTAAAGTAGCTGAAGAATTTGTTAGTGGTAGCGTATATGAGTTAAATACTAATGATGGTATTATTACATACACATTATCTGGAGATACAACCGAAGATGAAAGTAAGACTTATTATACTGTAGATGGTAGTTTTACTGATTGGATACCTTCCTTTGAAAGCGGAGTTACTTATTTTGTATATAATGAAGGTCATAAATACCCAGTTTATATGAGTACAGTTAACCCATCAACAATTGATGGAGGCTGGTATGTTTTAGTTGATACAGCATATGAAGTTACTACTAACACTTTTATTGAAGATGATGTTCAATATTATTTCCATAGAGATGGTGTACCAGCTATGTTTGAAGCAAATGATGCAGATCCTGGTTGGAGATATGCATATACATTATTATCAATGGGTATGCCTGTATACTTTGAACAGATGAACTCATCAGAAGAAGACATTAATGTTAACTCAATGTATAGTGGACTCAATGCAAGATTTATTGGTGTTGGGTCAGTAGAAGATAATAAACAAGTTGGGTATCTTGACCCTGATTATTCATTTGATAATATGGGTGATTATTCAGTTAAGTTTATTACTACTGGCGGTTATCCTGTATTTGAATATGCTAATAATGCTATTGCAGAACAGATGTTAGATTTAGCTAAAGTTAGAGGTGATGCAACTGCATTAATTGACCATACAGATAATCCTGATAGACCATTAACTTATTATGAGAATAATTCTGTAATTTATAGTGTGCGTCAATCATCTTTAAGTGCTGATGATGTTACAGCTTCACATGGTGCTATGTTTACACCTTGGTATGTATGTACTCATCCAGCAGTTGCACTTAGCAGTACTTCACAAGCATTGCCTAATACTCATATGCCTGCTTCACTAGCATATTTAACGGCATTAGCTAATCAAGTTCAAAATTATAACCCATGGTTAGCTGTATCAGGTGTTACAAGAGGTAGAGTTCCTTATTGTGATAGTTTATGTACAAATCACCCATTAACTAATAATATTGCTGATACATACCAGGTATTACCTAGTGATACTATATCTTCAGGTGCTGCTGTTAGTATCAACCCAATTACATATATTAGAAATTATGGTAATTGTATTTGGGGTAATAGAACATTAAGAAATAATGCAAATGGTACTAAAGCTTCGTCATTCCTTAATATTAGAAGTGCAGTTAATGATATTAAGAAGAGATTATTTGAAGCTTCACAACAATTATTATTTGAACAAAATACAGATGTGTTATGGCTCAATTTCAAGTCACTGATTACACCATTACTTGAAACAATGAAAACTGATTATATTATCAATGAGTATGCACTCACAAGACTGACAGTTGACCCTAATACAGGTCAGGCAGTTCCTGCTTATAAAGTATTAGCAGTTATCAGAATTCAACCTATCAACTCTGTTGAGGTATTTGACTTAACAGTTTACCTCGAAAATGTTGAAGGTGAAACATTAATACAATTAGATACTAACGAGTAATAAGGAGTAGATTATGCCACAAAGACCACAAACAACAGATAAAGGCGCTTATCATTTTGCGTCTAAAAAGGAATTGTTTGAAATTCAAAGAGGTAATAACTTTGAGTTTGTAATTCCTAATGGTGCATTTACGAGTATGACTCCTTTTGGTGAAAATGCAGAATTACACACACTTCAAAATGCAAATGAAATAATCAGATTATCGGTGTCTAGTTCATCTATTCCTTATTTCAGTCAAGGTGTTATTGAAGTTAGAAGGGGAAATACTGCAGTAAAATATGCTGGCCCAATTACCTATGGTGCAGGAAGTCTTAGATGTTATGACTTTATTGGTGCCAGAACAAAAGATATTTTAATGGGATGGCAAGCACGTTCCGGAAATCCATTATATCAGACAGTTGGACAACAAGCTGATTATAAAATGGATTGTTATCTACAAGAATACACACCGGATTATACAGAATTAGTTCGTACTTGGAAAGTAGAAGGATGCTGGATTTCAGGTATGAGTGATGATGGTTACAGTGTAGATAGCGGTGGTAGTGCTAAACAAATTAGTGTTGATATTCAATTTGACCGTGCTTATCCTGTTTATGATTGATTAAATATGTAGTGTGTAGGTGGGAATTTGATCTCACCTACACATTTGTATAAATTTATGGAGAAATAGATGAATACTCGAAGCCTTACAGAAAGTCTATACAATAAATATGGTAAATATGATTTAAGCAATGTTGATATTAAATCAAATAAAAATAAACTAAAATCAAAGAAATTACACGAAGATTTTGATTTTGAAGACGATGAGAATAAAAAACTTTATAATTATTTTATTACAACAGCTGAAAAACATGATTTTGAGGTAACATCTAGTGGCGCAAATTATATTAATTTTGAAACTCTTTATGACGATTATACCTTAGAAATATATGTAGATGTAGAGGATAGTTCCGATGACCCCGAAATTACATTTGAATCCGTCGTGTATTTGCCTAGTGGTTACATATATGGATCTGAAGACAATTTTGATAATTTAGAAGCAGCGATTGCTTGGGGTGAAAAAATTATTAGTCCTAGAATGTTACTTTTACGTAGAATTAAAAATCTAATAAATAAGTCAGGTGTAAAGGATATTACACTTGGAGAACTTGAAAGTTTAACCTACTATTTAAATGAATCTATAAATATTAAAAAATCTCATCCAAGAAAAAAAGTTTTAGATGAAGAATGGTTAGCTGAAGATAGCTTTAATGTGCAAGATTTTATATCTGGTTTTGTAGGTTCTACAAAGTTTAAAATTAGAGATGCTGAAGATAATGTTTTTGCATGTAGTGGAGATATTTTAGACGGTAAAATTGTTAATATTCGAGACTTAGTTATAGATAAAAATAAAATTTCTAGTTTAATCATTACATCATTTACTATTGACCCGAGAGATGGGACACTTGTCTTATATAGTTATATACCAGATGATGTTTGGGCTGAGTAAATGATATATAAATTTTTTAATGAATAATAAGTGAGATGAAATAAGAATGAGTAGAATAACAGAAAGCTTATACAGTAGATATGGTATAAATGAAAGAAAACCTTTGAGAGAAGGCATGTTTGATGATATAGCCGAAGATTTAGGATATACTATTTATGAAGAAGATCAATATGGTACTATGTATACAAAGACACATCATGTATATAAAAATGGTATAGATGTAGATTGGCTTAGTACCATAGAGGTAGATAATGATGGTCATTGTTATGTAGATATATATGATGAGAATGACCATCAAGTAGGGAGTATTAAATCTGATAGTTTTGAAAAGGCTGTGAAATATGTTGATAAGGTAATCAGAATAAGACAAGATAATCCTTATGCAACTATTTATGAATCACATAATAAGAAAAATATAAAAAGAAGAAGACACTAGTTACAATGATGACTCAGTAATTTTTTATATAGTAGTTATTGTTAGAAATGATATAGATAAAGTTGCAAGGTGAGTAAAATGAGCAGAATAGTAGAAAGTTTGTATGATAGATATATTATTAATGAATCATACAAACTAATACCTGGAAAAACTTATAGGATAAAGGGCAGTCGTAATCGTTTAGCTGAATTTGAATATGTTGGGCATACTGAAAATGGTTATAAATTTAAACCATTAAATGCTATGGCTAAAAAATTTGCAAAAGATTCAGTCGGAGCTGATTCTGAATATCTTGGACATGATGGCTTTTTTGAATATGATGGCTTTCTTTATTTAGATGATTATGGGCTTGAGGTTTATTTTGATAAATATAAGATTAATGAATCATATAAAATTAATGAAAGCGGATATGCTGGTAATGTACTTAATGTAACAGAATTTATAGAGACATATGTAGGTTCTTTACAAAAATTTAAAATTGAAACTGAAGATGAAGATTTTGCATGTAGTGGCAATATGTCAGATGGAGAAATTACTAATATTACTCGTTCAGAGATAGATACCTATGATATTCCTGATTTAAAAGTTGTAGGATTTACCGTTGATAGGGATGAACTTGTTTTATA